TCAGGTTCTGATATGGCTCAGATTGGCTGGGTTGAGGTTACCACCGAGAACGGTGCTTCAGGCTACCTATGGTACTTGAAATCAGAGCACGAGACTCGTCTACGTTTTGATGATTACCTAGAGACTTCAATGATTGAAGCGGTTCCTGCTGAAGCAGGTTCAGGTGCAATTGATGCAACAGGTGATGTTGGTAACAAAGGCTCTGAAGGTGTTTTCTACGTTGTTAATCTACGTGGTAACGTATGGGGCGGTGGTTTCCCTGTTGGACTTGCAGACTTTGATACTATCGTATCTCGTTTAGATAAGCAAGGTTCTATCGAAGAGAACGTAATCTTTGTTGACAGAAACTTTAGTTTCTCAATTGACGATATGTTGGCAGCACAAAACTCTTATGGAGCAGGTGGGTCTTCTTATGGTCTTTTCGAAAACGACAAGGACATGGCTCTTAACTTAGGTTTCACAGGATTCCGTAGAGGTTATGATTTCTACAAGTCTGATTGGAAATACTTAAATGACCCAACAATGCGTGGTGGTTTACCAACTGCAGCAGGTTCAGGTAGAGTTAATGGACTTTTAGTTCCTGCAGGTTCTACTTCTGTGTATGACCAAATCTTAGGGAAGAACGCTAAGAGACCATTCTTGCACGTACGTTACCGTGCTTCAGAAACTGAAGACAGACGTTACAAGACTTGGATTACAGGTTCAGCAGGTGGAGCAGAGACTTCTAGCTTAGATGCTATGGAGGTTCATTTCTTATCTGAAAGAGCAGTATGTACTTTAGGTGCTAACAACTTCTTCTTATTCAACCAATAAGAAGTAAATAACTAAAAGGGGAGGCAACTAAAATTGGGTGTTGCCTTCCTTTTTTTTTAATTTTAAATTTTAAATTTTAATCTAATTCTATTATAATGAAAACAAAAAAGAAAGTTTATGTGGACAAACAATATCGTTTGACACAATCGGTGGCTCCGTTAGCCTTTATGTTACCAACAAGAAACAGTAAAAGATTTCCTTTAATGCACTTCGATGAAGAGACCGGTATCAATCGTTCTTTGAGATATGCAAGTAATCAAAAAAGTCCTTTCGAAGATGAACAAGATGGCAATGCTTTGTTGACACCTATTATTTTTGAAGACGGATTTTTACACGTTGCAAAAGAAAATCAAATACTTCAAGAATTTTTACACTATCACCCTTTAAGCGGAAAGAAGTTTGCCGAAGTTAATGCAGCTTTAGATGCAGAAGCAGAGGTAGAGATGTTAATGATAGAAGCTGATGCGTTAGTAGAAGCTAAGTCATTATCAATAGACCAATTAGAAACTGTATGTAGAGTCTTATTTAATAAAGACACTTCTAAGGTTTCAACTGCAGAATTAAAGAGAGATGTTTTAGTGTATGCTAAAAATTATCCTTCAGACTTTATGGATGTTATTAATGACCCTGAATTAAAAATACAAGCAACTGTTCAACAGTTTTTTGACAAAGGTCTTTTATCGTTTAGAAAAAGCAATAAAGAGGTATGGTTTAGCACATCAACAAACAAAACCAAAATGCTTAATGTACCTTACGGACAAAATGGTATGGATTTAGTAGTCTCACATTTAAAGTCTGACGATGGATTAGAGGTATTAAAGTACCTTGAAAGCTTATAATAATTATATTATCTTTGTAAGATAGTCACTATCACGAAGATGGTGTTTTTTACTAACTTTTAAAAATTAACGATTATGAACAAGTATTTACAATTTGCAGTAGAAGATTTCGAACCGGTACAACTTGCAGTTGGAAGCGGTTTAGTAGTAGGAGTAATAGCAGGAGACGGTCTTTCTGTTATCATTCATTCTGTAGACAACGCATCAACCTACACATTAGTAGGAACAGGATTTACAGTTGCTATGGGTGATGCTATCAATGCAGCACTTATTGTTGCAGCACAAACTAATTGGATGAAAGCAGTTTCATATGTACAATTACCAATTGGTCAAGCAGTAACAGGACTTACTATTGCTTAATTAAAAAATCTTTTTAATTATTTAGAGACCTCTTCATTTTTGAAGGGGTCTTTTTATTTTGTTTATCTTTGTACAAAAGAATACAGATGATAAACTCAGTTAGACAAACGGTAATGTCAGTTCTGAATAAAAATAACTACGGCTATATCTCACCTTCTGACTTTAATTTGTTTGCAAAGCAGGCTCAGTTAGATTTGTTTGAGAATTATTTTTACTCATATAACTATCAAATATCGAAAGAAAATGCAAGGCAATCAGGAACAGGATATGCTGATATAACAAAAGGACTAGAAGAAGTTATTGATACTTTTTCTGTTCAGTTACCTTTATTAAATGCAGGAGGCAGTTTGTATTTCCTTCCATCATTAACAACTACTAATAATGATTACTATTTAATAAACAAAAACCTAGTATATAATAGAGAACTAGCAGAAGGAACTACTACCGCAACAAATGGTGGTGCGGTTTTAGTTGAGGATAGTACGGCATCTTTTATTAATGATGGTGTAGAGGTAGGTGATATTGTTTCTACAGTAACAAGTGGTGTAACATATAACACTATTATAATTACAGTAACAAGTGCAACTCAATTAATTGTTGCTCCTACAAGTGGTGAAAATGTATGGGATGCTATTGGTAAAACTTATAATATTTATTCCGCAGACGATATTAAGGAAGCAGAAAAAGTAACTCATAGTAAAATTACTATGTTAAACAATTCTCTTTTAACTAAACCAAATCTTACATACCCTGCATTCACACAGAACGGGGATTTTGCGCAAATTTATCCTAACACAGTTGATGGAATTGGGCAGTTGGTTTCACAGTATATTAGATTTCCTTTCACTCCTAAATGGACATATGTTGATTTAACAAATGGAGAGCCTTCATTTGATGAAGGAGCAGCAGATTATCAAGATTTTGAATTACCAAATGATGATGAGGTTAATTTAATTATGAAAATACTTCAGTACGCAGGTATGAGTATTAGAGAAATACAAGCAGTTCAGTTTGCAGGAGCAGAAGAACAACAATCAGAACAAGCAGAAAAATAGATTATGGCATATATAACACAGTATCAGTATTACGAAAATGGAGGAGTAGACCCTACAGATGCTAATTGGGGGTCATATCAGTATGTATCTTTAGAAGACATTGTTAACAATTTTATGTTAATGTATGCAGGAAACCATAGTCTTGTAAACAACGAAGAACGATTTAAAATATTGTTTCACGCTAAGAGAGCAATTCAAGAATTAAATTATGATGCGTTTAAAGAAATTAAAATTTTAGAATTAGAAGTTTCTGATACATTAAGATTTGTACTACCATCTGATTATGTTAATTGGGTAAGAGTATCTCAGTATAGAGATGGATTAATGTATCCTCTTTCAGAGAACATTCAAACTAATTGGAGTCAAGCTTACTTACAAGACAATAATTATAATATTTTATTTGACCAAGATGGAGCAGCTTTAAGTCCTGAGTTTAGTACACTAGATACTGAAAGAATTTTTGGAGGTGCACAATCTATTTATCTTAATCAAGGTTCTGTAATGAACGGAAGAGAAGGATGGAACGTAGATGGGAATTGGTATTTTCAATATGGTATAGGTGCTAGGTTTGGTTTAAATACTGAAACGGCTAATATCAATCCTACTTTTAAGATTAATCCTAAAGGTGGTGTTATAAACTTTAGTTCAGGAATGTCAGGTGAATTATGTGTTTTAGAATATGTTTCTGATGGAATGGAAAATGGGGATGACAGTTCAGTTACTGTAAACAAAATGTTTGAGGAGTTTATTTATGCATACATTGAGTACGCAGTACTTGGCTCTAAAGTTGGAGTTCAAGAATATATTGTAACTAGACTTAAGAAAAAGAAAACGGCTCTTTTAAGAAATGCTAAAATCAGAATCAGTAATATACATCCCGGAAGATTATTACAAAATCTTAGAGGCAGAGATAAGTGGATAAAATAATATGGCAAATATAACTAGAAACTTTACCGCAGGTAAAATGAACAAGATGGTTGATGAGAGACTCGTTCCAAACGGGGAATACATCGATGCATTAAATGTTAGAATGGGTTCATCAGAAGGCTCTGAAATAGGAGCAATAGAGAACTCTAAAGGTAATACGGTACTAACAGACCTTAAATTTCTAGACCAAGGCTTAAGTAACGGAGCAAGATGTATAGGAGCCTTTGAGGATGGTGCTGAGGAAACATTGTATTGGTTTGTTAATGACCCAAGTTTTACAGGAACAGGTGCGCCTGCAGGTATTGTAGACTTAGTGGTTTCTTTTAATACCAATTTAGAAATACTTACCTATCACATAATTAGTGTAGGTGACCCTTTAGATGCTACTAAAACAGTATTGAACTTTAACTCACAGTTTTTAATTACAGGAGTTAGTAAGGTAGAGGACTTACTTTTTTGGACAGATAATTATAATCAGCCAAGACAAATAAATGTAACTACAAATTATCCTAATCCTGCTTCAGGTGTTGATGTTTTGTCTGCAGAGTCTTTGCTTGTTATAAAAAAACCACCTATAACTTCACCAACAATAAAACCTATTGCTACTTCTAGTCAAGATAATTTTCTAGAAGATAGAATGATTTCTTTTGCATATAGATATAAGTATGCGGATGGACAGTATTCAGCTACTTCACAGTTTTCAGGACCTGCGTTTATTCCTAACACATTTAGATATGACCCAACTACTGCTTTAAATAGCGGTATGTTAAACTCTGCAAATATGTGTGATGTCACATACAATGCAGGTGGACCTTTAGTGATTGGTATAGATTTATTATTTAAGGATATGAATTCTTCTATAATTAAAATTATTGAAAAGTTAGATAAAGTAGAGGAAGGTTTATCAGATAACACTAACTACATATACACTTTTACTAATAGTAAAATATTTACAATACTAGCTGATTCTGAAATATTAAGATTAAATGATAACGTACCGTTACTTGCTCAGTCTCAAACTATGATGGGTAACAGAGTTATGTATGGTAATTATTTAGAAGGGTATGATTTAGTTCGTAATAAGGTTAAAACAAAATTAGAGTATGGCTTAACGGTTACTAATAAAATAATTGGTCGTGAGTCAATCGAGGGAGTATTGGATAGCGGTAATTATACTTGGGATGGTAACGTAAACATTACTGATTCTATCGTGGATATTGACCTAACAGACCAAAATTTAATACAGGGAGCATCACTAAATATTCTTATAAGGTTTGAGCATTCACAATTTACAAGTGGACCGCCAACACCAACAGACACAACTCAAGAAACAACAATAGATTTTACATACATACTTTTACAAGATTTTGCTACTGTTTATGACTTAGCAACATCAACTGATTTCGCAGAAAAAATAGGGGTTGTTGGACAGATACTTGCTCCGCAAGCAGCGTGTTCAGGAACAAGTCTTACGGACTTATTTAACTGTCAGGTTCCAAATGAACTAAGTGGATTCTTTAAATATGAGAGTGGT